GGGCTTGCAGAAGAAATAGGAAACGCGGTCACTCAGCAGCAATTATTCTTAGATGGTCAGCGGGCTTTAGAGGCTAGCCAACGGGCTTTAAGGATTGAAACAGCTAAAACCGAGAATGAGATTAAGCGTCTGGTAGTTGCTTCCAAAAACAGAAATCTAAGCCTTGATGAACAGGAAGAACTATTAAGAAAGGCTTTAAAATTAGAGGAAGACTTAGTTAAACAGCGTGAAGACATAGCGCGCCGCGATTTGGTTATTACTGCCCGAAGGACCAAAGTAGCAAAAGAGTTTCAACAGACAGACAGCGAGACTTTTGACCAATACGTTAACCGTCTTTTAGAGTCGTCTAAATTAGGAGAAGAAACTTTAAAACCTATAGTAGATAAGATTGTCGCTTTAGAACAAGCGCGGGGTTCATCATTGGCCTTCCAGGAAAAGCTAGAAAATAATCTGGCCGCCATTCAGGATAAGCGGACTGAAGGAATTAAAAAACAGGCAGAAGAATTAGCTAAACTTTCAGAACAGGAACGACTCGCAAGGATAGCTGCGCTTGAAGCGTCACAAAAGGAACAACGTGGCGACCCATTGGCCGATGCTTTTGCCACTACGGTAAAAGTTGAGACGGATCTCACTAAGCTGATGAAAGAACAATTAGCCCAGCGGGAAAAAGACACAGACGCATATTATAAAAAGAAGAATGCAGATGCGCAAAAAAGCGCACAGATGGAGGTACTTGTTGAGCGTCAGAAAGTTGATGTAATCAGCAATCTAACCGGGACACTTGCAGATTTAATGCGTGAGGATACCGCAGGATATAAGATTCTAGCCTCCGCTGAGGCACTGATGAATACCTACTTAGCCGCTACTGCCGCCTATGCTTCAGGTGCAAAGATTAACCCAGTATTCGGGGCTATATCCGCGGCCGCTGCCGTGGTGGCTGGACTTGCCAACGTAGCGCGTATTAATTCAATAGAATTCGCTGAAGGAGGTTATACGGGGGACGGTGCAAAGATGCAGCCCGCCGGAATTGTTCACGCTGGCGAAGTGGTATGGTCACAGAAAGACGTAGCCAAAGTAGGGGGCCCATTGGCAGCCAATGCCATGCGTCCTACTTTCAGAGGTTACCAGGATGGTGGCGTAGTTACCAGTTCATTAACAGCACCCATAACGGCACAACTAGAGATGGCCAACATCATCAAAAATATGCCTTCTCCTGTGGTGGAGGTAGTTGAAATAAACAAAGTCCAGAGGGCGGTAGCAGTCAAACAAAAAATATCAAGACGATGAATCTAGCGGAAAAGTATGGGATTTCCCCGGAGGTAGTCAAGCAAATGATAAAAGACGGGTGGCTTCCCTGTTCATTAACAAAGTACGAAGAAGTGATAGCCGTTTATGAGAAAAACATTACTACAGGAATGCCGCGACTTCAGGCGATAACGAATACATCAATGGCCACAAAAACTCCGGAGCGGACGGTGTATTCCATCATCAAAAAGTTTCATTAACCGTATTGCAATTTTAGTTGCAACCTTTTTAAGTGCTTTCGACTCATTTTTGCCTTCGTGACGGGCAATATTTATATCTATGGTGAGGTCGGCAAGCAAGTAACCTTAGACTCGGTTCTAAAAAACATCGACCCCAAATATTCAGATTACATTGTCCACATCCACTCCCCAGGGGGTGAAGTATTCGAAGGCTACGCGATTTATAACGCTATCAAGAATACTGGAAAAAACATTACCGTCCATGTTGAAGGTACGTGCGCTTCGATAGCCACTTTAATAGCCGCAGCAGGGGACAAAATTATAATGAATCTCAAGTCCTCATGGATGATTCATTCACCCCGCGTACGCACAGAGGGGACATCAAAAGACTTACGCAACGCTGCCGGACAGCTCGACAGGATCGAGACGCAATTAATTGATTCATGGGTAGGAAGAACATCTTTAACACGGGAGCAACTGGTTGAAATGTATGATAGGGAAACCCTATTAGGACCAGAGGAAGCGGTGCAGTTGGGATTTGCAGATGAAATACAGGAAGTTCTAAAAGCCGTAGCATCAGCAGACTTTAAAAAATATAACACAATGGAAAACACAAGTACCATTATGGCCGCTATAGATAGACTCACCAAAACGGTGACTAATCTATTCAAGCCTAAGAACATGACCGATACCCTTGCCGATGGACGCCAGATAATGGTAGAATCTGAGGATGGGGATTGGACCGGAAAGCGGGTAACTCTTGTAGACGGTACCCCTTTAGAGAACGGTAATTATACTCTTGAAGGCGGACGGGTAATATCTGTCGCTGACGGGGCTATCGCAACAGTAACAGAACCAGAAGCAATACAAGCAAAACCGGAAGATATGGAACTTAAAGAAAAACTTGCGGCCGCAGAAGCTCGCATTAAAGAACTTGAAAGCGCCGTACAAGCGCAGACCGACACGGCCACAAAAGCCGAAGCAAAAGCTAAGTCTTTTGAAAACAAACTCCACACTGAACTAAAATCGGTGCAGGATGAACTTAACAAGATTAAGAATACCACCGTAGGCGATGACTCCGCACCAGCCAAAGCAACACAAGAAGCCAACCGCCCTGTGATAGTAGACCCTATGGCCGCATGGTACAAGAAAAATGTTCTCGACACCCGTAACACCGACTAAGATGACAATGCAATTCAAACCAGTAGCGTCAATGTACACACCGGAATTGACCTACACTTATCCCGGCAGACTGAATACTGAGCTTATCAAGCCTATTCATATTGACATCCCGGCACTTACGGATCTATTCAGAATTATCCAGGGTGTTAGATGTGGTGAATATCTGCACTTGATACAACCGCTGACTTCTGTGCTTACAAAGTCCACAGGAGATTGTAACCCTACCTACACACAGTCTGGGTCTATCACAGATCGCCCGTTGACCACTGGTAATTATGTGATTAACCTTGAATGGTGCGAAGAAGAATTTAACGCGGTATGTACTGCTCTCACTGAGAAATATACTAGCATGGGTGTGGATGGCTACGAATTACAGGCCAACCTACAGGCTATTATCTTTGAACAGGTGATTGAGACTGCGAAACGCGATCTTCTGAAGTTGGTGTTCCTTTCTGACAACACCTACCCTGCAAGCTCTATTTGGAGCGCAATTGACGGGGTATTTGTGAAGTTCTTCGACGCAGCCACTAACTACTGCGTGGAGCCAGTTTATAACTTCTCAGCAGCACAGAAGCTGCACAATTCAGTGTTGAATGCTGACCAGGCAAGAGATATTCTGAAACTGTTGTTCACCAACGCCAATATCAGGCTGAAGTCGCTCCCTGCTTCTCAGAAGTCGTTCTGGGTATCGCAGTCGATGTGGGAAAACTACTACACGTCAGTACTTGACAACTGCTGCAATGAAGGTAGCTGGCAAGCTGGTCAGGATGGTATCGGAACCCTGAAATACAGGGGTATCGAGTTGCTTCCTTTGCCTATCATTGACGATGCGTTGGAGAATGATTCAACCAACCCGTTCTATGACGAAATACGTCACTTTGCGGTGTACACTACAAGGGACAACCATTACCTAGGAGTGGAACGGAGTTCAGACCTTAATAACTTGACTTCTTGCTTTGATTGCCGGACGAACTCTAACCTTATCAAAGGCAAGATGAGATTCGGATATAACTTTGCACAGTGTGATTTGATTGCTTGGGCTAAATAAAAAGCTATGCCAGTACTATGCGGAATAGGCAGCGGGATTGATTTCGACTGCCTTTCAAAACGAAAGATATCGGGTGTAAAAAAGGTATGGCTCTTTAACATGGACCAGCTTTCAAGCCCGATAGACCCCAACGGAACCGGATACGTCACAGGACTGAACTTCACCGGATATGATGGACTGTACCTGTTCGATGCGGGTAAGTTCTCTCATTCGGCAGACAGCCCTATAAACGTACAGGCGGATTCCGGAGCGGTATCTTTTCTTCAGAATGTGATTCTCAGACTGGTGGTAGATACGCCTACTGAACTTTCGACACTGGCGGACTTGCTGGTATCGACTGTGGGGGCCATTGTGCTCACAAACAATAACGAGTTCCGAATATACGGAGCGCAAAACGGATTGACGGCCAGCGAAGGCAACGTATCTCCTACGGGCCGGGCTCAGGGAGAAGACACAGCCACTACGGTGACATTGATAGGGGAAGAAGGGCTTCCATATAGAATGTTGCTTAACACTGACTATGCGACTACGTTGGCTTTGGTACAGGCTTACGAATTCTAACCTAAACCGAACCTTTAAATAAAGAAGCCTCTTCACCGGGGCTTTTTTGTTGCTTAATTTAAATTAAAACTTAAAGAATATTTTTTAAAGGTAATAATTTTTCTTAATTTAATGAAACTTATTATGATTGTATTGATAATTTTCAAAGATTATATGATGGAAGATTATGTAGTTTATATGTTTGAGACTTTTATTGAATTAGTATAGCGTATTATTAATTATTAGTGAAC